TAAAATATTCTTCAAATGAAATTACAAATGCTATTCCAGTAATATCTCTAACTAGAATACCAGCTGGATTACCAACGACGGTTACTCCTGGAGGAACAGACTTAGTGATAACGGAACCAGCACCTATAGTTGCATTTTCACCAATTTCTACACCACAAACTATAGTAGCATTTGCTCCTATTGAAGCACCTTCATGTACTATTGTTTTTGTGTATTTATCTGGATCAACTGGAGAGTTAATCTTTGGTTTTCTAACATTTGTAAATACAGCTGATGGTCCGACAAACACATCATTTTCTAAAACAACACCATCATAAATTGAGACATTGTTTTGTATTTTACAATTATGACCAATGATCGCACCGTCTTGAACAAATACATTTTGTCCTAAAGTGCAATTATCACCAATAATTGTATTTCCCATAATATGACAAAAATGCCATATCCTTGTACCTATGCCAATAAGAGCGCCATTGTCAATTACAGCAGTTGAATGAACTTGTATTAATGGTTCCATGTCTTTCTCCTTTTTATTATTATTTTCCATATAACTTTTCTATTAATTTTATTGTTGGTTCTATTTCATTTAGTCTCACTCCTATACCATTTAACATATTTTCATAAACCTTTTTGTGTAAGCTGTCAAAATATTTTGTAAGATTAATGGCTTCTTTATTTAATTTAAAATATCTATACTGATTATCTTTAGGTTGTTCAATCGATAAATTCCATTTTGCACTACAATTTTTAAATCCTATTTTTCCTCTAGCTACTTTATCAGTTACTAAATCATTCATAATTTGGATAGGTTCTCCAAAAAACCAAGTTAATAAATCAAAGTAATGAACTCCTATATTAAAAAGTAATCCTCCTGATTTATCATCATCTCCTTTCCAGGTATCAAAATACCAATCTCCTCTATGAACAGAAACATTAAACTCTGCATGATAAGATGCTGTATCTGTTATAGACTCTTGTATTCTTTGTAGTTCTGGATTATTTCTTAATTGAACAACACTATAAATTAAATGAGAATATTTTTTTAATGTTTTAAAATCTTTGTAATCTATTACTAATGGTTTTTCACATATAACTTTTTTACCAAATGAAGCACAAGTTGCAGTCATAATAGAATGAAGATTATTAGGAGTACAAATAGCAACACAATCTATTTTTTTAAATAATGGATCTCTCATCATATCTTTCCATTTTTCAAAAAACTTAGCTTCTGGAACTTTATGTTTTTTTTCTTTATCAATATCACAAGATAATAATATCTTACCACCAGTGTCTTCTATGGCTTGAATATGTCTATCACTGATAAAACCTAATCCTATAATTGCATAATTTTGTTTCATATATTTATTAATAATTTTGTCTTGTTTACTTTCTTAATAACATACTCTACTTCTTCTTCTGACATTTCTGGAAAAAGTGGTAAAGAAACTAATTTATCACCAAGATATTCTGTTATTGGAAGACTACTCATACCTTCAAAATGTTTTTTAAATGCTGTCATTTGATGTATTGGTAAAAAATGAACACTACATTGAATGTCAGCTTTCTTCATTTCTTCCATAAATTTTGGTCTATCATTAACTAATATAGGATATAAATGTAATCCCTTTCTTTTATAACCCAATCCTTTATTATATAAATCTATAAGCTTTTTTCTTTTTTGATTTATAAAATCCATCTTACTTAATTGAACTAATCCAATAGCACATAATATATCTGATGGATTATATTTCCATCCCACAAATTCTATATCATACATCCAGCTTCCACCTTCTTTATATCTATCCCAACCACCTTTGGATATTCCGTGATGTCTAGCTTGTTTTAACCATTCATATGCTTCTTTATCATTGGTACATATAGCACCACCCTCACCCATTGCTAAGTTCTTAGTAACATAAAAACTAAAACATACTAAATTTGGATTTTCTTTACATTGATCTCTTTCAATTAAATGAGCAGAATCTTCTATTACTGGAACATTATATTTTGTAAATGCTTTATTTCCTGTCAGATGAACTGGAATTACAGCATCTATTTCATCTGTTGTTTTATTTACTAAACACATTGAGTTTTCATCTACATCTCCAAATACAGGATAACAACCAGCATTAACAATTTCTGTTACTGTTGCTGCAAATGTTAAAGAAGGACACCATACTTTCATTATATCGTGTTTCCTTTGTAAATACTTTAAAGATAAAAATAAAGCAGCAGTACAACTCGTTAGAGCTACACAATATTTTGCTCCTACATATTCAGCAAATTCTTTTTCAAAGTCTTCTGTTACTTTACCAGTGGTCCACCATCCACTTTCAATAACTTCTTTGACTTCATTTACTTCATTAAAATTAAAATATGGTTTACAAAATGGAATTTTCATAATTTTTTATTTTTCTTTAATATTATCTTAGCTGGTTTAAAATCTTTTTTCAATAGTTTTGCATTAGGAATTTGACAATGTCCTCCTATCTTTCCTTCTATATGTTTCATTATAGGTCTTATAAAATTAGGTGAATTTAATTCTGCATATCCTATATTATAAGTTGTATTAAAATGATTATACACAATATCAAAATTCAAATGTTTTTTCTCACAAAACTCCTTAACCCATTTTTCAAACATAATACACCAAGAATAATAGGTTGTACTTAAAAGTTTTCCAGCTTCTGTTTCTTCTGGATTATAAACTTCACGAGTTTCTATTCCTACATCTGAAAATATTTTAGCTGCTCTCTTTACATTACCTACTGACACTCCCCCAAAATATTTAGTAAATGTTTTTATTCCTTGTATCAAATTAGGATGGACACCTCTAATAGGAGAATTGACAGCAATGTCTCCAACCTTACGTGTAGTACCAATAGGTACAGAAGAATGTATTATTACTAATTCTGGTTTATATTTTTTAATAAGTCTTAAACATTCTTTTACAAATTTCTTGTAATAAGGAAAACATATATGGAGTATTTCTACATTTTGTAATTCAATATCTTCAATATCCTTTATGAATATTCTTTTATATTTTTCTTCTAAAACCTTTTTTAAACTTTTACCTATCTCGCCATTACCCACAAGCAAGGTAGTCTTTTTTGTACCATTTAACATATTCTTTTAAATTATCGTTAAAATTAGTAGAGATTTCAAAACCATTCTTTTCAGCAAAAGATATATCTGCACATAATCTTTGCACTTCTCCTGGTCTTGGATCTCCGTATATTATTTTTGATTTTGAACCTGTAAGCTCAATAATCTTTTTTGCTATCTCCTTTATGCTAATTGTTTTACCAGTTCCAACATTAACTGGTTTACCCCACAATTCTTTTTCAATACAAAATTCATAACCCTTAATAGCGTCTTTTATGGACATATAATCTCTTTCCTGTGTTCCATCTCCAAAGATGGTTAAAGGTTTATTTTGTAAAGCTAAGCGTGTAAAAATAGCAATAACACCTCCATAACTCTCATCAGCTTGATAAGAACCAAAGGTGTTAAAGTTTCTCAAAATCGCTACTTGTGTACCATAGGTATCACAGTATGATTTGCATAATCTATCTCCTGCTACCTTAGAAGCAGCATAAGGTGATTGACAATCTAATTGATGTAATTCTGTCATTTGACATTTCTGTGTACCATAAACTTCTGAACTTGAAGCAAATACCATTTTCTTATTATATTTCTTTACTGCCTCTAATACATTTAAAGTTCCAGTAACATTAATGTCTAATGTTTCTTGGGGATTTGTAATTGATTTATCTACATGAATTTGAGCAGCTAAATGATAAACAATATCAGCCCATTTAATATAAGACTCAATATCTTGATAATAACGTACATCAGCATATTCAACATCTTTTATAATTGGATGTGAAGATGAATGAAAGAAATTATCTATACCTACTACTTCGTGTTTATCTTTTTTTAATTTTTCGTAAAGATGGGAGCCAATGAAACCAGCAGCTCCGATAATTAAAATTTTCATCGTGTTTTTTTATTTTTTTATTTTTAAACGGATTCTGTATTTGACTGGCAAGCTAAATTATTAAATGCTCCTCCTTTTGGTGATATAATTGTAGATAATAATCCACAACCACACTCACATTTACTAACTCCTAATACAGGACCTTGTTCAATTTTTATAGCTTTTTTTGCTTTCTTTTTTCTTTTAAACATATATGTTTTGTTAATTACTTACTAAGAGCTACCCCCCAAAAATTGAGGGATAGTATCCTAATAAAATATTAGTAATCACTTGGTAGATCTATACGAGTACCACTATCTTCATCTGTAGTAGTAGTATTGGAACCAGTCCATAATACTAATCCAGCAGAAGTGTTCAATAATTTAGTTGTGAAATGAGATTTCCAACCGTATGTAGTATTTTGGTTTATAGGATCAGATTTTTGAGCGCCTTGAGCGATGTAGGTTCTTATACCACCATCTAACTCAGTTACACCATAAAATCCTCTTCCCATAACCACAGTACCATAAGCAATACCAGATGCTGTACCACCAGCATTAGAAGCAATTACCGCAGGACCTTGAGTGGTTTCTACAAAACGACAACCATATATCTTTCCGATTTCTCCTGTGTATAAGTTCTTTTGACCTGGAGCAGCATATTGATGGAAATTAATCCAAGTGCTATCTCCTACAATGTCTTCAGCAACTTCAGTATTTACGATTGATACATAATCATTGCCTGAGTAAGCAGGTACATTTAAGCCCTTTAAGACAAAAATTGCAGCTCTAACATCAGAAACAGTTATAACAGCGGCAGCTGATACAGTTGATGTAGGTGAACCAGGTGCAGCAGAAGCACCAGAAACAGAGCCCCAAATTTCTTCAACAGCACTACCTGTTTTGAAGTAATGGTGAGCTGAATCACCTATAGATTGAGTAGTATGATGGATAAAGTTTTCAGCCATTATTACACGTTCTATAGTCTCACCAGCTTGAGCGCCTAATCTTTCAGCAGCAAGTTTCATAACATCTGTGATAGATGTTAAATCTACTAAGTCAGTAATTTCAGTAAATCCAGCATAAGATTGGATTACTGCTGAAACCTTGTAAGTAGATAAAGCATTACCACCAGAAGCTGCAGCTATAGGTGATTCTGTTACGTTAACACCAATAGCTAATCTAACTGCTTTGTTCCAGATTACAGAAGTACCTTCGCCTTCTGGCAATGGACGTTTATCTCCGAATTGATAATATTTTAATATTGGATCTAAAGCTTCAACTAATACTCTATCATAAAATGATTTAATTGTATTAGTCAAAGTGCTTGTTGTTGATCTTGGCATATTATTAATTCTCCTAGAACAGTTTTACTCTTCGACTTTTATTACTCGTTTTTAATGAACATCGTTATTTTTTTGGTAAAACCTTTTCGAGTTCTTTAGTTGAATAAAGAAATTTACCTGAAGGATCCTTAGCTAATGGATCAAGATCTCCTACATCTCCAGTCTTAGGACTTGCTTGACTGCTTTCTACAATTGCTGCAGATTTATCTGGTGTTGATTGTTTTGTATCAACAACTTCACCAGAATCAAATTTAGCAATCTTGTAAGCATTAGACCAAGAGACGGTTGGATTACTTTGAATAATAGCTTTAATTGAATCCTTATAGTTAACAAAATCAGGATTAGCACTCATCACACTATTCAATTCTACAGCAGAAGAAAGCTCTTTATCTTTAGAAGACATTTCTTGTCTAGCAATCTCTCTCATACGAGATTCATTGTTGACAGGAATATTTTCTTTAGATTCCTTATCAGATTTTTCTTCCTCTTTAGATTCTTTTGGTGTGGATGATTTCTCTTGAACCTCTAATAATTCTTGATACGCTTTCATTTTGGAATTAACCTCATCAAAACGTTTTTTGGGAATCATAGGTTCTATCCCTTTTTCATCTTCACTAATAGTTCCTTCTTGTGTTTTATCGCCTTCACTGGCGTTAAGTTCCTCTATAGTAGATTTAATCTCAGCTGATGATTCTGAACCAGTTTCTTCTGGTTGTTTTACATCTTCTACGTCTGGCATATAAGTGCCCTTTCTCTCCCTTTCGTTTTTACCGTGCAACGCCACGAGGGTTAGTTAATTAAGTATATCACAATTTGATATTATTTTTTACTTCCTATTTTATTAATGATATATTTTTTTTCATATAAAATCCATTCAAGACCAGCAATATATCCTTGCTTACGTTCTAGATCTTCTTTCTTACAACTACTGAGCTCCTCTTTGATTCCTTTCAACCTGTGGAGCAGGAGATTCTCCAGATTCTGCCAATTTTTGGAACGGAACAGATCTCTGAGCTCCAACATCTCCGCCAAGGACAGCGCCACTTTGTCCTCCTTGTAATTCTTGTAATCGTTCCATTGGATTTCTTTGTTCTCCTTCTGGAGTGAGTTGTGCTGGGTCCATGATTGAACCAAACGCTTCGTTAATGTCTGCCAAATCATATTGTTGTAATAAATATTTAATAAAATATGTCAAATTAATTCCTGCTATTTGAGCAAAAGGTGCGACTGTCGCTAACAATTCTCTTGCTTCTGCTTTCCTAACAGATTTATTCATTGGTTGTGTTGAACCAGCTTCTACATTAATATCGTAATCTGCTTTAATTGCTTTTGATGGAATCTTTGTCCATTCTCTTCCTTTTGGTCCAACAATTCTAATCATTGTATCAGTAGTAATAAACTGTTCATTAAGTCCATTAAGTTGTTTACCAAACTTTTCAAGTGCATCTTCTAGGTTATCAAGCTTATAACGAAATCTTGCATTTCCTTGTTCAGTTAAAATCATTATACCAGTAGCAGTCTCATTTGCCAAGGCACCACCTTGATTTCCCATTCCTTTAGTAAAATCTGTAACCCCACTTGCTTGTTGAATATCAGCTTTAACTAAAGTTTCTTCATTGTAAGAACTACCTGTAACATCAGGGGTTGATAAATCTTTAATACCATTTATATCTCCAGCATGAATTACTCCACCAGCTTGACTTATCAATTCTTCTTCGTCTACATCAGCACCTTTATTTACAAGCCACATTCTATTTAGAATAAGAGTTACATTATCCATACGTTGATTTCTAATATCATTCAATTCATATTGAAGTGACATTATTGGTTCTACTTCTCCTATAGACCAGAACTCACTTGGAACATCTGTATCATGAAAATTTATAAATGGTCTTTGTCCATGTTTATAAGGATTTTTTTCTGCACGAATTAAATGATTTCTATTAGCAACAACTAATAAACATTCTTTTTCTACACCATCATCATCTATATCATATAATCCCCAATACTCTAATATTTCACATTTCTTTACATCTCTATTTGTAGGTTTAGATAAACCTAATATAGCTTCTCTTTGAACTTGATATTCATCCTGATCTACTTCAGCTTCAAGTTCTTTTGGAATATCATAATTAGGATTATGTCTAAGTTCATTTATAGATCTATACGTTTTATGAATATCGTATCTTCCTGGATAATCTACTGTTGCTTCAGGGTCTTTGAAATAATCAAAAGGATCTATCACTTCACATTTAGGAGTATCTTTTACAGTATTTTCTAATTCAGTTTTAAATTCCCATGTAAGCTTTAATGTACCAACGCCATAGATTAAACCATTACGAACCCAAGATTTTACTTTACGTTTCATCTCTATCATATCCCACTGATAATTAGTAAGCTGTGTATTAAGCTCAGCATATCTAATATCCATTGGTTCTCTTGGTGCAGATTCTATTTTTGGTTTACTACCAACCATACGTGGTACTATTGTTTCCACTGTAGAATAAACATAAGGAACAAATAGATTAGCTCTTCCTTTGTAATTTTGTTTTTGTTCATCTATCACAGATCTGTAAAGTTGGTAATACTCTACAAAGTTTTGAAAGATAGGTCTTTGAAATTCTAAAGAAGCATTATAATCATCTACAACTCTTTCTACTATTTCTCTTCTTCTTTCTAAATTAAGTTTTTCTTTTGCCATAATATTTTTATTAATAACCAGTTATTAAATTTCTTGGTTGATATACTGGTGTTGATTTTTTATAAGGTTTTGGATTAAGTATTAAATTATATGAATTAACGAAATACCTCAAAGCATCCATTGCATGGTCATTACTTTTATGAGGTGTTTCTCTTGCATTTTTATCTATTTTATTTTGTTCCCATCTATAGGTTTCTATTTCATCTATAAAATTTTTACAGTCTTTAAATATCATTATTTTTGGTTTATTTAATATAGGGTCTATTTTTAAAAGTTCTGCTACTTTTGGTATTCCACTTTCATAATCTTGTCCTCTTTTATAAACAACTGTGTTGTCTGCTTTGTAACAATATACACCGAACGTTCCTAAGTCTTGCATAACCTGTGATGCTGATGGATCTATGTATGTTGCTTTAAAATACTGACCTACAGACTTACCGTTTATTATCTCCGCGTGATACCTAGTAGTTTGCAAAGGTAAGTAATGTTCGTCGTATATATAAAATATACCAGACTCTGGATCTTGTGTCACCCATAAGCAACAAAAGGGATTATTATAACCTGCATCTATAGTTCTCCACTTAGACCAATTATTGGGAATCTCGAAGCTATTAGTTACATGTGTCTTCCTGTCAAATTCTTTATAAACTAATCCAGTAAACTTTCTAAAGTCTGCCATATACTCCTGAGCAAAGTAATCTTCTGCAGTTTCTGTCTTAGCTCTATCTATCTCTCCTTTCTTTAAAGCTGGGTTATCATAACTTGTAAAATGAAATCTTTCC